CTTCAATGGCTCGTCCTATTACCTCTTTTAAGTAGTAGGCAAACGATTTTAGTGGCCGCTTCCCTTCCTGCGCGCCCTTGTCTTTTTCTTCGTCTTGCTGTCCATTATTTGCGGCTGCCGGATCGTAGTCGCTTTTCGCAAAAATGGATTCTGAAAATCTTGCTTGCTGAAACTCCATGGTAAAAGACAAAATTTTTGTTTGGTTGTCCCGCTCATAATCAAGCGATTTCATGGACATGTTTTCATAACTGCGGTAGAGAGTATCAATTTTTATTAAAGAATTGCTGTCATATATTGACACCATGGCATCAATAAATTTGTCGATGTTCCCCTTGCTCTCTCCGACAAACCCCAAGTATTTACCAAGTCTCTGCGTCTGGTCAATAACTGAGTCCACCTTGTCAATAACACTTGATGCGCGGTTAATTAGCTTGTTGATACGACTAATCTCAGACTGCGTCCTATTTGGCAGATATTGGGCAATGGCCCCAACTTGAGTTTGCGCCGCGGCTATGGCCTGGGTTAGTGGGTTCGGCTTAATAAATATATCAGATATCACGCCCTCAATGCTGAGGGTCAGAGGGTCTCTTATAATGTGGTCATTTATGTGCGTTCCGTCCTCTAAGTAAGTAGTTGGCATTGCCCGTTGCTTTGATATTTTCTCGCGCAACCTGCACACGGCTGTAAAGCCGCCAATGCCTATTTCTTCCGCCTCTTGTAAATTTTTAAATGGCGCGCTGATATAATCTCTAACTGAGTTAGGCGTTATATATTTTCGTATTGCCAGCGTCACCGCCCGCCCCTCTCGCCTTTAAGCGTTTGATTTTGGGCGTCTTTAAGATAGGATTGCAGCGCGTCTGCTGCCGACTTTCCGGCCTTCTGCGGGTCGGTCGTCCTGATATCCATAGTTACATTTTGCTGGATTGTGCGGTTGTCATATGTTCTGACCGGCCCGGCTCCCGCTGGCACCATTGACATATCTGGCGATGCAGGGGATAGGCTGTTCATTATATTGGTTAGCCAGTCCTTCCCGTACACGTCGTCTATTGGATTTTTGTTAGTATTATTTTCGACCGATACAACGGCTTTAGCTTTTCCGCTAAATAAATTTTTTGCCCAATCAGGAAAAAAGTCTATCAATTTCATAAATCCATCCTTGATTGATTCAATCAAGGCATCCCCAAAATATGCCGCAAGCATCCCCATATCCTTAAATAGCTTTGAATAATCTATTTGCGAATTTAAGATATTGTAAGTAAGCTCACCAATTTTTTCACCTAATTTATTCAGCATTTTTCCGACTTCGGAAATAAAAGATTTTGAAAAACCGACCATGCTCCTCATGACGTATCCAATATCTATGTCAAATTGCTTGAAAAAATCCTGTATTACTGATTTGCCGCCCCTGTACGCAACAATCAGATCATCGATTGCCAAAAGAGCCAACGTTATATATCCAATAGTTATTAGCCATGGGGAAAACGCCAATGTGTCTGCTAACAATACTGCCGCTCCAGCCGCAAGCACAGGCCACAATCTGCCAACTGCTGCGGTAAATTCGTTTATTGTTTCAATCGATATTTTTACTGTTTTTACAATCCAGTCCTTGTTGTTTACAATCAATCCGGTAAATTGTTTCGTGAGCCTTGTTAGTTCTGGGGCAAGACCTACGGCCACCAATCTGCGCATAGTATCAAGGCCAAAATTAAGCTCTTTCAGCGCGCTATTGTACTGCCTCGCCTGCTCTATTTGCTTTTTATTTAGCAAGCCAAGCGCCCGCGCTCTATTTATTAGCTCGGCTGTCCTGGATGATGTCTGAGTTAGCATGCGTATGAGAGTGGGATCAATGCCTAGCGCCTGGGCGAATGATCGCTTTTCATAAATCGATAAATTGAGAGTGTTAAATCTTGATGATATTTCAGCTAGCACCTTGTCAACTCCTTTTACTTTTCCGCTTGCGTCACGCACAGATAATCCAAGGCGCGAAAAATCCGCGCTTCCGCGCTGCGCTGCGCTGCCAATTTTTTCCGCAAGACCCAATAGCGAGGATGATACCGCCTCCGCGCTTGATCCGCTAAGCGATGCGACAAAATTCAACTCCTGTATTTTTTCAACGGATACTTCTGTTTGATCGGACAAATTGATAAGCGCTTTTTCGGCGCCCAATGTATCAGATGCAAATTTATAAATCAGTCCGCTTGCTGTTACTAGCGCCGCGCTCATTGCAGCTAGACCGCCTATTGCACGGCCTAACGCAATGTTGTAATTACTTAGCGGGCTTTGGTTACCGGCAAACGAAAATTTCGTGACTAGCTCAGTGACGTCTGGCACTTTTCGCCTCTTGCTCTGATTGCCATATTTGGTGTCTTGTTATCGCGTTGTTGATTGACTCATACTCTACCGCATTCAAAAAATCATCGGTTTCCCACTCTCTTATCTGCGCCGGTGTACCGTATCCTTGTTTGCTCAGGTACAATACCTCCATATCATAATCTGATAAATTCGTGTATTGTATATAGTCATTACTTGGCGCCGGCGCAAATACTTTTAGCTTCCATTGCCTGCGGACAAAAAAGGGTAAGAGGCCACCGCGAGCATTGTTTGGATGAGCAACATGTAATCGCCTGGGTATTTTTCCCAATGATCCGGCACTATATTTTTCAATAAATTTCCGTCAAAAAGCACTACAGATTCGATATTTTTTTCAACTTCTTTAAATTTTTCGCTGTCGAGAAATGAAAAATCGCCTTTTTGGATGTCTGACTGAACTGCGCTAAAAAATGCAAAAATCTTGCGCCGCCGGTCATGAGTCATTGAAGTGATTTTATATTCTCGTCCGTTGATAGTCGCCGATTTTTCTTCGTAAACTTTGCGAACTAAATCTAAAGCGCCGTCTTGCTCTTTATTATCTGTCATGTTAATACCTGCACGTTAACAGTTGAGTCACCGTTGTTCATCTTGCGCGCCCAAATCGCCAATGATCCGGCGGGAATTGTCGCAACCGGGAAATTATCGTTTATAAATCTACCGCGTGTGTCTTCATACGGCGGCTCGGTGGTGCTCTCTATTAGTTGCACGCTAGGTGCGCCCTTTTTGTAGATGTCAAATTTTGTCCCGACCGCGATGCCGGAAGCAGAATTGAGGTTTGTCCACGTCGCGAATAGTGCTATGTCTGGCAGTGTCTGGGCCATGTGCTCACCATTAAATTGTGCGGGTCACGGTGCGGAATCTCATGACGTACGTCATGGTATTGTTGCCGTCGGTCGAATTGGTCGTCTTGGTCGGCTGCGTTGTAATTGAGCCTGACTCTAGGCTGTAAGACTCCTCGAACTGCTCCCCGTCGCGTGTGTAGGACTGCTTGGCGCTGCCATTGAGCACCACCGGAGCGGCTTGATTGATAATGCCTGTTAAGTAAGCGTCGCTTGCACTGAGCATGTGCACGTTCACGGTCAGATCATAAACCGCTTTATCAGTGCGCTCGTTGATCGTCACGCCTCCGCCAATAGCGTTATTGTGGCTCGTGGCAGGATTGACGGGCGCTAGCGATACCGTGTCGCCCTCTACCAAGTCGGATATAACAGTACCATTGATGATGAGCGTTGTACTATTTGCCGCTAAAATAATTGCTGACATTGCCGTCCCCTTATTTATTGACGTTGATGATTATATCTGCGCTGTGTACCGCTCCAGCAAGCTTAAGCGCGCCCTGGATAACTGGAGACTTGCGCGCCTCTCTATCAACTTGGGGCTGGTCTGACAGCTTGCCCGCTAGCCAGTAATAGCCTTTTGCCTCAATTGCGCGCCTGAATGTGGACAGGTCGCCGAATGAATCTGGGCTTGACCACGTACCCGGTGCAAATACTCCCGCATTGACAAATCTGCGTGTTGTCTTTTCTGCCTGGTCAACAATCGTTTGCACGCCTTCGGTAGTTTGCGGGATGCGGCCCGATGTGCCCTTAAGCAAATTAAATAGATCAACCGTGAGCGATTTTGCAAAAGCAAGCAAATTGTATCGGTTGTCCGCAAAATCATTTGCGCCGCTACACAGTACAACCGGGGTTAACTTGATCGTGGTGTATACGTCAAGACCTACTCTACTAGCTGCCCTAATCTCCGTATCACTGTAGTCCTCTGCTGGCACTGATAGGGTCTTGAGGTGCATAGTTAGGGATGAGTTAGAGGCGTTAAAATTAACGCTGTGCTGTCTCGCCATATATGAGGCGGCTAGCTTGCGGTTGTTGGCCTTGCTATGCAACATGCGGTAATTGGTGAGACTTGACAGCTTGATATCCCATACAACGTTGGCCGGGTCAATGTCAAAATTGGAGTCCGCGCTAAATGCGTCATACAGTAGCACTCCATTTGCCTGCGCCCACTCTGCGAGTGACTTGGCCTCCGGGTCGGTGGGGCTGTCGATAAATACGCCGCCGCTAAAATTGGTAAGCTCATATAATCGCGTTACCGCTTGCAACTTGGTCTCTGCGGCCAAAACTACAGAGTCAACGCCCTGGGTCAGAGTAGCGCCCGCTCCCGATGACAGCGCGAGCATTGGCCCCAAAAATGTACCAGTGCTAGCCACTGGATAGGTTAATAGGCTGCCCAATCCAGCGGTATTGCTGGTTATAACAACCCTTTGATCTGACAGGCTAGCGGTTGCATCAGTCAATGCGGTATTGATTAGGTCTACCGCCTCCGCAAGAGTCGATATCGTCCGAAAATCTAATCCGCTAATGCTCTCGGTTGATCCGTCCACGTCGATATCAAACGCCCCATCTTGGATGGATTGCAACTGTCCGATAACCGCCGCCTCTGACAACTGACCGCCGACAAGTGTTGCTGAGGTGTCTGGCACCGTCTCGCTTGCCGCTCTCCAGTATCCGGCGATTAGATATCCTCCGGCGTTGGCTGGATTAGGCGTTGTGCCAAAATATGCGGATGCAAAATTGTACATATCCGAAAACGTCCCAAAATCCTGAGCAACGGATGCTGCATCAAAATAAATGGCGTAACGTTTTGCGCTAGACAACACCGCGCCTTGCTGGCTAGTGATGATGGCTGTCGCGTTGAAATTGTCTTGACTGGCCAACGCCCCGCCCTCTAATAGCGAGACATTGATAACGTTTGATATGCTGGCGCTCATTGATGCTGCCCCTAATTGGTTATTAGCTGAGTTTGGGCCGTGTCTATCCTGAGTGTTTCGACGTCGGCCACTGTGTTGTAATGCACTATTATACTCGCGTCCAGTCTGTTTTTGTACTGCTCTCCAGCGAGTGTTTTTACGTCAATTATGTTGCTTATGTGGTGCACAGATATCCCAAGCGATTCTTGCAATTCTTTTGATTTTTCAGAGGCCAAAAGCAAAGAAAATCTGCTTATATTTTCACTTGCTAGGTCGCCGTAAAATGACAATATAACGGGCAATTTCCAACGGT